GTTCCAAAGATCGCAAGCTTCTTAGCCTCTACCTTTCCTGTTCCAACTCTAAAAGATCTCATTGGCTTAGCATCACCTGAGGCGATCCATTCAGCACCTCCTGCATCTCCAGCTACAGTGTTTGCATCTCCCACTTCGATTTTTTCCATGTACAAAAGCTCAGGAACACCAATGCTAGAAATAGTAAAGTTGTCCAGAATTAAATTTCGCTTTCGATTGCGTTGATAAAGCTCTGGGTCAATTTCCCTTCCAGCAAATACACTTGGATCCGTTCCGGCAATTCCACTAAAGAATGTGGCCATTCCGAAAACTTCTGGTGCCTTAATTGTAATCTCAGCCTCAGATCTTGTCTTGCTAGCTCCATTGAAGACTTTACCTATAAATTCCTCAATGTCTTTTGAGGAAACAAAACTTTTCTTTTTACCGGTATTATCCCCCTCTTTAGACTTATTCTGCTCCTCTCGAATGTCACAAATCATCTCTCGGTACTTTAAAAGAGTTGTGTTAATGTTCAAGATCTCCTTGTCAACATCTTTTTCGCTCATAGTATTGATAGTCTTTTCCAAACCATCAATTTTTAACGTTAGGTCTGTTAAACCTTTCTGCTCTTTTACCTCAACAAGCTCCTGCTTAAAACCTTCAATTTGTTCTTTTAGCAAGGCTAAGGCTTTTAATTCATCTTCTCCCATTTTAATTTTTTGTTAAAGTGATTAATTCATTAAGTAAATCTAATCTTTTTTGAGTGGATTTCTCCGGCTCGACCTCTGAAGTGGCATAGTTGCCGGCTTCAAATAATGTTGGCGTGGCGCTGTTGGATCCTTCCATAACCATGCTGCCTTCTTTGTAAATTTTTGCCTCCTTGACGGCCCAAAAATAACCGTTTTTAATTGCCGACTCTTTGTTTACAATTTTATTAACATACTTCTCGTAAGTTTTTCTTTCCTCCTCCCAATACTTGTCATCTGAGTTGACTGCAAGCGAGATCTTGACATATTCCATCCTAATCGAATGTTGCACCTTTCTACGGTTACGATATGCTTTAAATCCAATCTCGTTAGAATCGTCTGTCATTCTAGCTTCAAAAACGAGAGCTTCTGTATCTCCTTCATAATCCAGCCCTAAATCTTTCCATGGTATAATTTTGACCATTGCCACCACATCTTCTGGGTATGCTATTACCTGGCCTATTTTATATTCATGGTTTAGGATTAAGGCAGGCTTTACTCCATCACTGATTGACTTGTTCCAGATTCCATTTAAGTGTACATCTTCGTGTGAGTCATAAAAAAGTGTTGTGTTTATTACTGGATAAACCATGTCCCCAAATTCAAGCTTAACCTCCTGCCCTTCTGCTTTACTCGAATTTATTTTAATTCCTAGCCCGGCAGAACTTGGAACTCCATCAGCATTTTTTATGGCCGACTTTTTTGCCTGAAAGATCTTACTTGCCTTTCCTCTCATGGCCCTAAACATCTCCTCGTAAGTGTTAAAATCTTGGCCTAAAACTTTGCAGTGTATCATTTAATTACCTCCCCTTTTTTAAGTTTGTTGATCTTCTCCTGTATCGACTGTTTCAGTTTCTGGCTCAACTCCTCCTGCAGGAGCTTGTTCTTGAGTTGCTGGATTTGGCTTTGATTTTTCATAAAGGAATTTTTTAAATTTTAAGTCTACAAATGCAAGCGCTTCTTTCTGGTCTATTCCCAACTCCAAAAGAGATTTTAAATTAGCTAACTTCTTAGCCTTGGTTTCCTCTCTCTCTTTTTCCATCACTTGTACGAATGGTAGGTGATCCCAACTCATAACAATTTCACCAACAAGCCCAAAAAAATCCGTAATACCTTGTGACAACTCTTGCCCTTTTGGATCAAGGCAATAAGCAATATGACTGGATCTAGCTTTCTCTTGATTTTCATAAGTAGAGCTTTGGTTGGCCTCAAGTACATCTCTTGGTATGTTATACATTCCACCGATTACCGCATAATCGGCTAAATAACTTTGGCTCAACTCCATGCTTTTCATATTATCAACAAAACGTCTAATCTCCACCATTGATTTTACAGCATGAATATTCTTGTCTCCATCTTCTATTTTTGTTTCAATGTCGTCTTTCTCCTTTTCGCCAAGCATTCTTTTAGTCACGTCCATTGCATCGGTTCTCCCTGCCACAATAAATTTACCCGAAAACTTTGTGTTGATGTTTTTTGATTTTAGAACCTCTTCAGAATTAAGAATGACTTTGTAGAGCGAATCCAATCGGCTAAGTCCATTTATGTCCTTAACTGCGCTGTTCGTAAGATCCATGAATTGCATTAACTCTCCAAAAGGAATTTTCATTATCATGCCGTTCTGCTGGCAATAATTAACCGTTTTTTCCTGTAAATTATCCCAACTTTGACTGGATAAAATTAAACCCTGCTCTTTTAATACTGTTGGAAAGTCCATCTCGAAAGGATTCAAAACAAACATCTTTGTTGTGTCTGGAAAATTTTTGTCCCTTACGTAGATCCAACTATTGCCCAACATGTTCCAGAACATCCAGTCCCAAAGAAACTGCCTAATGTTGTCTTGGTAATTAGGCCTTTTTAGAACCTTAGCGACCTCTTCGGGCATGTCTTTTTCCTTATCCTTTTCGTAATAATAGAACTTGCCTAGGCTAAACATGTCACATTGTAGGGCTATTACCTTAATCATTGCCGGGTTGGCAATAACAAGCTCCAGAACCTTTTGCATCTTCATTCTACTGAATGATGCTCCCCCTAAAATGTCGTAGCTGAAATAATTGTAGTTCTTATTGAACCCGAAAATTGAACTTAGGCCTTTTAGTAAATCCACGTTGATAGCATTTTTTTTACTAATGTAAAGCTTTTATGCCATTTTTATTACTCCTTCCATCTGTAAAAAAGTCACTACATATCTGGCAGGATCAATTGTGTGATTGTCCAAGTCCATTGGATCCTCTAAAACAAGTCCATATCTGTCATTTTTGTAACTGTAATTCTCTTGTTCATATTTGACATTTTTGCTTTCTGAAGTATAATAAACATTAAGATTTTGAAGCAAATCAATTCCATCTTTTATGCTTCCAGGCGGTTTGTGTGCTGACAAAGCATCATCATAACCACACTGTCGTAGAGCTATTATTTTCAGCTTTCTGTTTGGATCGCAAATGATATAACTGTCTTGTGGGATTCCAAGCTTTTTGAACAGCCATATAACCAGTCCTTCATCTTCAAGATCAATTTGAGCTCTTTCTGTATTGGTTAATTTGCTTCTGATTTCATTCTCTGAATTATAATTTAGCTCATGAATGTAAAGCCCTCCATCATAATATTTGCATTCGATAATTCCAAAAGGGTCAGACTTGCCCCAATCAACCCCATAAATGCTTTGGGCTTCCAGATCATAAAACTCTTGCAAGGAAATTTCATTCCATCTAAAAATTCTGTTGGGCTTCTCTGCCTTTAATCCTAATCCATAAACGCTCCAGTTATAATTGTCTGCGCTCTGCTTCTTTTCATTCTCTTGGCATCTAGTTAATTCTGCCAAATCTTCTTCGTTAAGCTCTTTCTCGTTTTTTACATAATCATATATCAATCCTTCGCTTAGACTTAACGTTTGCCCCTCTACTGCTTTGCACATATCTACAGGTTGATAGCTCAGGATCTTGAGCCTTTGCTCCCTTGGACAAAAAGGATTGTCCATAAAAGTAGAATGAATGACTAGAGTTCTTTTGTCCTTTTTTAAATTGTCGACCCAGTGAGCTTTTTTAGGATTCCAATCTATAATAATAAGCTCTGTTGTTCTCTGATCAATCTGGTCAAAGGTTCCTTTTGAAATTTGATAAGGTTCGTTAAGCCAAGCAATATCGCCATTGTAGCCCATCACTTTTTTCTCGTCATCTGTTCCTGTGATCTCAATTACCGAACCTGTGTTCAAAAAATGATACAACCCTTTTGATTCCTTAAACCTGCAATATTGAGCAAATGGCAGATAAGGATAAATTTGGCTCATGTCATAACCTACTGTGTCTTTGCAATCTTTCTTGGTATCTCTCCATACCGATATTCTTTTGCTCTTGTTCTTGAGCCCAAACATATACAGCGATTGGATAATTGAATAAGTCTTTGAGCTTCTTGAGCTACCCTCATGTACTATGTATTTGTACTTTCTAATCTTTTGCCCATTCTCGTCAATCAATATTTCTTTATCTTCTCCCACATCAAACAGGTTCATGGCCTCCCACTGCCTTTCAAATACTCCTGTTGCATTTATCTCCATTCCAAATATTGTTCTGTTATTTTAATAATTACAAACTAATTTTAAAAAGCCTCCCAACTTAAGACCAGCCATGCCAAAATAAAATATTGAATTTTTCCTTTTTACTTCTTTATGTTAATTGTGATCTCCATGTCGTCCTGAATTTCAAAGCTATTATGCTGATTTGTCAATGCTCTTAATTCATCTTCATCAGCAAGCAGTTTCATATAAGCAATTTGCAAAGTGGGATTCTCTGAATCAAACCACTTTTTAAACATAACCGCTTTAATTTTGCCCTTTGCCGTATTGATCTCCTGCTGAATCCTTTTATGCCTGTCTGATCCTGTAGGAAAATAAGTGTAAAATGTTTCTCGACTGATCCCCATTAACGCAATAAGCATATTTAAGCTATGGGGCTTATTCTTAGTTACAGTTTCAACTGCTGTGTTAAATAGGTCGTCTGGATTGTACATAACTTTTTGCTTTTTAAACTCCTTTAATTGGCACTTTGATTACTGGATTAATGTCAAATATAGTTTCTTTTTTTTTGCCTTTTTTCTTTCCGTTATCAAGCCGGACTATCTTACTGCCCCACTTGCGTTGAAACAACTTCATCTGCTCGCACTCCCTTTCGATTGTTCGATTATCTGAGCATCCTCCAATATTTCCATGGTCTTTTTTTATCATGTGAATGTAATTGAACCTTAATGCTCCTCTGTATTTATTAAAATGTTGCAGGCAATAATCGTAATCCTCTTTTAACGGCAAATTTTCGTCAAACAGAATTGGGTTTGGGATTATTCCCATCAAAGACCCGCTGATATAGTTTGTAAAGCTTAATGGCGTATACTCTCTGTAGGATCCTTTATCTCCAATGATGTTCACCCCAAAGAGTTTGTATCCTGCTTCCTGAGCCATAACAAAAGCAATCTCGAAGAACTCTAATATGTCTTCTGCTTTCATTGATTTTAAAAACGGGCTTTTATCCTCAAAATCCCACAGTTTAAAATCCTCAATATCATCGTCAATCATAATGCCACCATTTTTTAATAAGACCTGAGCAATATGGTTTCTTACCCTTGATAGGTTTCCTCTCAGATCATTTGGTATGACTGTTATTTTGTGACCTTCTGCCCTATACTCATGCTCTTCAAATTCATGCACAACGTAAATGACACTTGGCAAAATTTTATGGGTCTTGACCCCTTTTGCTCTTTTGTAGCTTGGTGCGTAGATTTCAATCATGCTCCTTTAATTGGTATCCTAAATTCAAACCTTGTCTTGTTCCAGACCATTATTTGTCTGCCCCATTTGTTGTTTATCTGTTTTGCGAATTTCTTTTTGTCCTCAATACTGTATTTTATTACTGATTCCTTTCCTCCATCCTCTCCATTAAAAACGCAAACAAATCTGTTTTCTCTGATCATAAATCTATTTTTGTTCATTTTAGACGCCCAAAACTCAACATCTTCTGTGATTCTAAAATTCTCGTCATACTTAATGCCATCGAGAACATTAATTAATGCATTGCCAAAAACAGGCTTGGTAAAAGAAAATGGCTGAAAGTCTTTTAACTTTAAATTGTCAGGTGAATAATCAAACCCTCCAAGCCAGGCCTGCATATCCTCTGCCATAATTTGTACCCTTTCCATTGCTTCCAAAGCTTCATCGCCTGTTAGCTTTTTTTGATGCTTTTTTTCTTTGATGCAGATAAGATCATCATCGCATATCCAAGCCCAACCGTCCGGCTCCCTCTCTTTAATTAACTCCAAAATAGCATTTCTTTTTTTTGCAACAGATCCGTCTTTTTTATTAGGTATACTCACTACATTTTTGCCATATCTTTTTTTGTAATTAAGAAACTGACTTTCCGGCACTACAATAGTTCCACTTTCTAAATATTCAAAGGTCTTGACTGATTCCCACCTATTAAATGAAGGTATATAAATGCTATTCATTTTTTAGGCTATTCAAATATTCTGCTCCATTTATTACCCTGCCTATGCCTTTGCTCCACGGCTTGCCGTTTGCTCTCTGGCTATAAACAGATTTTAATTTAAAGTGGGTCATGGCTGAAAGCCAATCAATTTCATTGTCAAATTTCAAAACCACATAATTGTTCGCCTCTCCAAGATATTCACTGAACTCAATCTCGGCTTCTTGAATATCAAGCTTTTCTTTTATTTCCTCGTCAAAGCCCCATCCTTTCAACTGTTCAACATCCCAATTTAAAGCAAGATCTTCTGTCTCCCACTCTCCAAAAGACAAGTTGTCCTTAATTATAAATTCCTTTTTTTGATCGTCAGATAAACTGTCAGCATAAATAACCGGCACTATTTCAAACCCTGCTTCAATACATGCTTTTAGCCTCATATTTCCACCCAAAACAACTAGATCAGAATCCACCACTATTGGCCTTAATTCCAGCATTTCAGGAAAGTCTTTTACAGATTTTACAAGTTGCTGAAACTTTTTGCTTTTTATCGTCCTTGGATTAATCGGATTTATTTTTAAAAGCTTAACGCTAATTTTTTTCCACTTCATAACAGATTTTTGTTTGTTCAATTTAAACAGAAAAGGAGCCACTGCAAAACAGCGGCCCCAAACTGGGTGTTTATCAACTTTATTGTTCTATTTATTGCAACCTCTTAGTTACTGAAATTCTAACCGTGTCGCCTACATTTATTTTACTGATTAATAAATGATCACTTATACCTCCGCAAGGCTGGTTTTTCCATCTGCAATTTTCTCCCTTCCAGAAAACTGTGTAAAAACCATATTTTGAATTAACCTCGGTCACTATTCCTTCGGTTCTCATTATTCGCTGACTGACAACATTTTTTTTGTATGCCTCACAACCTGAAAGGAGTAAGAAGAGCAATATTAAGTATCTCAATTGTTTACCGCTTTTGCCCTATCATTAAGCAGATCAATTTTTGACCGCATCTCCTTATCTTGAGCCCTTTTTTTACTTGCCTTTTTGCTTTGCTTCAAAAAGTCTTTTGACCTTTTTAGACTTGCATTTTCGTGTCCAAAAACATTTGCATGTCTTTTTAGCCAAGCAGGATATTCCATTTGTGATGCAGTTGTGTTTTGGTAAATCTTTGCAGGCGACCTTGATAAACTGCATCCTGAGAACATTATGATAAGCATCATAATTAAAACTAAAGCGATTACTCCAAATTCCAATTTTTTCATTTTATTTTAAGTTATGGGGGCTTTTAAACCCCCGGTTAATTATAATTTTTCAACTTCTTTCTTTGCCCACTGCTTGAATCCTTCAAACTTTTTCAGGATCTCAGCGCTCAAATCGTTTTCCACTGGAGCATTTGTGATATTCATTGAATCAATCCAAGATTGAAACTGCTTTTTTACTGGAGCCTTTGCTAATTTCTCTGCGTCTTTTGCATCCTTAACAGCCTTTTCCTTTCGGTTATTCTCAATCCCTTGCAACCTGACTCTCTCTGCACGCTCTTCGCCTTCTTTTGTGGCCTGTAAGCGTAATTCCTGAGTCCTTTTATCCGCTCTTTCCTGAGCATCTGTCAAGCCCTTCTGAAATTCAATATCAGTAGAGTTAATTAACTTTTCGTAATCATCAACAAAGAAAAGAATTGAAGATAATTTTAAGCCTCTTGTCTCTCTTTTTGCCTTAACATCTTTTTCCTCTTTATCCTTATGAACACACAATGCTATAACCTTTGCAAATCCAACCACATCGAGAAGCAAGACCTTTTCCATATTGTCAATAAACCTTAAATATGGTAGGGCTAAAGCTTTTTTTCTTTCACTCTCTTTCTGATCTCTTTCTGCATCAATAAGCTTAAATAGAAAGTTATCAAAATTAGAATTTGTCATCTCTCTAAAGTCGTAACTGGTAATTGGATCCGCTAAAAGATTGACATATTTTGCAACCTGTACAAATCTTTCTTTTCCGATATCGTTGATCTTTTTGGTTGCTATTGCCCCTTCAATTAATCCCAAATATTCATCTGCAGAAATTTCTGTAAGTTCTGTAATCCCGTATCTTTTCTTTAAATACTGACTTAGCTCCATTAATTCAGCAAACCTCTCTTGTCCTACAAGGATCTTTTTTGCCTCTTCTTTTTGTTTGATTTCAGCATCTTTTTTGGCCTGAATCAATTCTAAGCTTTGTTGGATCTTTTTCTCCAGATAAGATTCCCATACATCTTCTTGCATTGATCCAAAATTAAGATCGTTATGCTCAAGGTCTATGTATGGTTTTATCTGGCCTAATCTCTTTTTGTTAAGCTTTTCAACCTTTTCTGCCAGCTTTATTGCACTGTAATTCTCCACTCCTAAAAGCTTTTCCTCCAGACCCTGTCCAGCAAAAAGCTGAGCGTTTTTCCATCCATCGATGTATTTGCCGGCTTTTATGTAGAACTCCTTTTGGTCTTTATGAATTGATGCTGTGCCAGTCCTGGCTTTTACTAGCTTTAGTCGAACCTCTCTAGCCTTTTCCTCGCTTTCCTTAGTCCCCTTTTTCATCTCGAAAACCTTATTGGCCTGCTCCTCCAATTCATCCATGAGCTTTAACATTGGCTCAAATTGCTGACGGATCTGCTTGGCTTTTACCTCTTCGATTCCAAATTTTTCTGCACTTACGTTTTCAACGTTCATTTTTCAAATATTTACTTGACACAA